AGATGGCCAACCGCGTTCGCTCGGGGATATCTTTGTATATCTTTTTATCGATAGATGCTATTTCATAGATATTTTTTTTATGGATGATATCAAAATGATCCGCCAGCCTGTCGATGTCATCCCGAAGCCCTGAGATCAAGAAATAAAACTGGGCATTGCTTAGGCTGGAAACAAGCAGGCGAAGGCGGAGGATGTCGTTATATATCCTTGGGATCGTCTGCGATATCGTTCCCTTCCGTATCCACTTCACCTCGAGGGCAAAACAAATGTTACTATTTTGCCCATTGCGGAGGATGACGAAATCTATCTGCGGGTTCCTCCCTGCATCATAGGATGACAGGACGGGATGGTCATATTCAGACTTCAGGATCCCTACCGTATTGGCCTGCAGATATTCCCCTATGGGCTTGGCAAGATAATATTCAGAGAAAAGTTCCTGCCGGTTGCAGGCAGATTCAAACGTCAGCCATGAGGTCACGGCCCGCGGAAGGTCGCTTGCCAGGTCGATCAGTGCAGCATGCCAGTTCGTATCGGACATAGTGGACTCCTTCCCAGATATTTTTGAGATCAACCAGGCTATCTTCGGTCTTCGCTTTCGTAAAGCCCGGTGCTGCGTTTTCGGCAAGAAGCAGGAGCAGGGGACACACCGGCAGACGGGACTTCGCGGGCCTGTGGCCGTGGTCCATGCCGTGGACGAGGCCCTGGATGCCGTGGGCCTGCGCCCTGCGGCCATGCCCCCTGCTGGGCGGCCGTGATGCGGACAGTGGGGCCGCCGTCTTCGGCGGGCCGGGGCAGACGCGAGGGCCGGCAGGGAAAGGGACAGGTGCATCCCCCAGGGCCGGGGCAGGAGAGAGGGGCGGATGCATCCCGCAGGGGCGGGGCGCTGCGCCGGAGACAGGACGGAGAGCGGGGCGGCAGGGCCCCGCCCAGAGCTGGAAAAAAAAGAGCCCTCCACGAAGGGAGGGCTAAAAAGTGCGTGAGCCTGTGGGGTGACTTTCTAAAGTTAGATGGTAGCTTTAAGGCCGTCGATAAGCGGCAGGTACACAGGGAAAATGACAGAATTTACGTAATGAGCGCTGACAGAAAATCGAAAATTTTCAGAAAAATGAGGGATGATGCATGTAGGAACGTACCACAGTTCCTGCGGGTCTACGTAGCTGCACTGTCGCAAGGCTGGTACAAAATTCCTGTTGATCCAGAAATTACGCCTGTGCATACTGACGGAATGACTTGTCGTCGGCACAAAGACGGCATAGGACTTGTACGTGCAGATGAACAGTGCAGGGCGTCTTTTGGTCCTTGCTGTTTTCAGTGGGCAGAGAGCCTTCAGCCCATGGCTCCTGCTGGAAGCATAGAAAGCAGCAAATGAGGCCACAATCATGGGTGGCATTGGAGTCATCATGGTGATATCCTTTGCACCTCACTCCAACTCACGCTATACAATTATCATCTTCCCTAAATGACATCTTTGCAAAAATTTGTCAACCCCTCTAGTGCTATTGGGGAGAGCTTCCCCAGATCGTCCCCTGTCTTCCCTCCCGTAAACCCCATGTTAGGCTTCCGGCAAAATCCCGGAGGCTTTTTTCATGTCCGATGATTTCCGCCGCGCCCATGCCTTCACCGCTCATTGGGAGGGCGGCTTTTCCGACCATCCTGCCGACACCGGCGGCCTGACGGCCTATGGGGCCTCGCTCAGGTTCGTGCAGGGCATCGCCGAGACCCGGCAGGGCCGCGACTTTTTGCAGCGCATCGGCTTCCGCCTGCCCGTCAACAGGGCCGCCATGCGTGCCGTCACGCCGGGCATGGCCAGAGCCATGTTCAAGCGCGAGTTCTGGGACCGGCTGCGTCTGGACGACATGCCGTTCCGGCCCGCCTGCGCCCTGTACGACGCCGCCGTCAACAGCGGCTGTGCCCAGTCCGTCAAGCTGGCCCAGCGCGGCTACAACGCCTGTGTGGGTCCCTACGGCGTGAAGATCATCGAGGTTGACGGCATCCTGGGGCCCCGGACGCGGGCCTCGCTGGCCTGTGACACGGACGCCCTGATCCGGGCCGTCATCCAGGCGCGCCGCGCTTTCTACGAGGGGCTGGCCCGCGACAAGCCTTCGCAGGCCGTTTTCCTGGAGGGCTGGCTCAACCGGGCCGATGCCCTGGAAAAGTTCCTGCTGGCGCAGAGGAGGGCGTGATGGGCTGGCTTTCCGCATTGCTGGGCCTGGGCGGCAAGGCCCTGGAGAAGATCCTGCCCGACCGTGCCCGGCTCCAGCAACAGCAGATGGAGATCAACGCCGAGACGGAACGCACCAGCGGCGGACGCATGACGCCGCGCAAGCTGCTCATGTACCTGCTGGCCGTGGCTGCCGGCTGGGAACTGCTGCTGCGGCCCGTCATCGCCACCTACTGGCCCGACGTGCTGCTGCCGCCCAGCATGGGCAAGGAACTGTGGCTGGCCGTATCGGCCATGTTCGGCATGGGCTTTTAGGAGGGGGCATGGACAACGGGCATTTCATCACCGTCCTGCTGGGCGTGATCTTCGGCCTGTGGGTACTGCTGCTGGGGGTGGGCGGCTACTGCCTCAAGCGCATCAGCGACAAGCTGGACGACCTGGTGGTGCATCGCGAGGGATGCATCATGGCCTTTGCCGACCGTGACGGGAACTCCCGCGACCACCGGGAGTTCTTTCGCCGTACCGATGACCATGAGCGCCGTCTGACCCTCCTGGAAGCGGAACGGGAAAGGAAGGGGTAGGGGATGGCTGTCCGTTACGACTGGGAGACCATCCGGGCCGAATTCGAGGCCGGGGCGACCATGGGGGCGCTTTCCCGCAGGCATGGCGTCAACAAAGCCGCCATCAGCCGGCGGGCCCGGAAGGAAGGATGGACGGCCGACCTGACCGACGTGGTGAACCGCAGGGCCGAGGCCAAGGTCAACGGGACGGTCAACGCCGTTGACCCTCAAAAAAAGGCCGCGGCGGTAGAGGCTGCCGCAGCGAGGAAAGCCGCCGTCATCAGCGAGCAGCGGGAGGCGTGGGGCGGGTTCAAGAACGAAGTGCGCGCGGCTCTGGACGCCAACGACTTCGACCGCCTCAAGTGTCTGAAGATCGCATCGGAAGCATTGCGTAATGCCCAGGAATGCGAGCGCAAGGCCTGGGGCATCCAGGACAAAGCGGAGACCGAGGTCTCCGGCGGCCTCAGCATCACATGGGAGAAATAGCCATGCGTGTCACCATCCCCTACAAGCCCCGTGACCTTTCCGTACATGAGAGACTGGAGGCTGCGCGGTTTTCGGTCGTGGCAGCCCACCGCCGCTACGGCAAGACAGTGCTGGCCGTCAACCACACCATCAAGGGGGCCCTGACCTGCAATAAGCCCCGCGGCTCTTTTGCCTATGTGGCGCCCTTCCGCAACCAGGCCAAGGCTGTGGCCTGGGACTATCTGAAATACTACACGTCGCCCATCCCCGGCCGTACGGTCAACGAATCCGAATTGTCCATCATGCTGCCCAATGGGGCCCGCATCCGCATCTATGGTGCCGATAACCCGGACTCCTTGCGCGGCCTGTATTTCGACGGGGTGGTGCTGGACGAAGTGGCCGATATGAAGCCCGAAGTGTGGGGCGAGATCATCCAGCCGGCTTTGGCAGACCGTGAAGGATGGGCGCTGTTTATCGGCACCCCGCACGGCATCAACCTTTTCAGTGAACTGTACTACCGCGCCCTGGAGCGGCAGCAAAAGGGCGACCCGCTGTGGTGTGCCATGTCATTCCCGGTCACGGGCACCACCAGCCTGCCGCCTGCTGAAGTGGAACGCCTGCGAGCCGAACTTTCGGAGAACGCCTGGCGTCAGGAGATGCTCTGCGATTTCACGGCCAGCTCCGACGACATCCTCATCCCGTTGCCCGACGTGCTGGAGGCCGAGGCCCGGCAGCTGGCGTGGGACGATGTGGGCGGCATGCCCGTCATCCTGGGCGTGGACGTGGCCCGCTTCGGGGCCGACAGCAGCGTCATCGTCAGACGGCAGGGGCTCAAGGCAGACGGGCTGGTGGTCATGCGCGGGCTGGACAACATGCAGCTGGCCGACAGGGTGGCCGCCGCCATCATGGAGAACCGCCCCCACGCCGTGTTCATCGACGCCGGGCAGGGGCAGGGCGTCATCGACCGCCTGCGCCAGCTGGGCCACGATGTCATTGAGGTGCCTTTCGGCGGCAAGCCGTTGCAGGAAGGTCACTTTGCCAACCGGCGTTCCGAGATGTGGTACGGCCTGCGCCAGTGGCTCAAGTCCGGCGGCAAGCTGCCGGATGAAGGGGACGACGTGCCCCGCCTGCGGGCGGAGCTCTCGGCCCCCCTGTACTGGTACGACGCCGCGGGCCGCATGGTGCTGGAGCCCAAGGACAAGATCAAGGAGCGCCTGGGGGCTTCGCCGGACATCGCCGACGCCCTGGCCCTGACCTTTGCCGCGCCCGTGGCCCTGCCGGAGCCTGGGCAGGAGATGTTCCTGCCGGAACAGTCCCGTGATGCCCACGGCTTTTTGTTCAGCTGGGATGGAGGAGAGGACGATGCTCGCCCCTGGTAGTCAGCATGCCTACCGCTTCATCCAGGCGGATACGCCGGAGTTGCGGCGTCTGCCCTGGGCCAGGATGCAGGACGAGGGGCTGGCCCATGCCGTGCTCTGGGACCGGGTCGAACCCACGGTGCTGGACTGGCTGGACACGGTCTCGCCGCGTACCACCCTGACGGGCCTTGCCTTCGATGATGTCCGGGAAGGGCGGCTGGCAGGGGCCCTGTGGGTGGTGCCCGCCGGCCTGAGCGGTACGGTGCATTTCGTCATCTTTTGGGACTGGCAGCATGACAGTCTCCGCCTGGGGCGCGAGGCCGTGGCCTGGATATTCCGCACCTGGCCCCTGCGTTCCCTGCTGGCCGCCTATCCCGCTTCGTACCGGCACCTGCACCGCTTCATGGCGGGACTTGGGTTCACGCTTTGGCCGCAGCGCCTGCGCGGCGGCTGCCACATGCCCGGTCCGGGCGCCCCGGCACGCTGCCGAGACATGGCCTTTGCCAGCCTGGACCGCAACGATCTTTGAGGAGGGGATATGGGAGGCGTCGTTTCGTCGATCTTTGGCGGCGGGCAGTCTTCGGGGCCGTCGGTCATCACCTATGAGGCGGAAGAGGCACCGCGCGAGGCCGAACAGGAAGCGGAAAGCCAGTCCATCCGTGACGAGGAGCAGCGCAAGCTCCGCCGCCGGCAGCAGATGGGCGGCACGGTACTGACTTCGCCCCTGGGGACTTCGGGCGGTGTCGCCAGCACCGGCTCCAGCCTGCTGGGGCGCATGGGGTAGACCATGGCAGCCCCGACGTTGAAGGAGCTCAAACAGCTGGTGGCCCATCTGGAAGGGCTGCGCAGCAAACGGCTGGCCCAGCAATGGGAGATCGGCAAGCTCATCCTGCCGTCGCGCGGCCTGTTCCAGGGCGAAGAGACGGAATGCCTGCGGGACGCCAACCTGCTCAACCCGGCGGCCCAGCGCGCCCTGGGCAAAGCCGCTGCGGGCATGACGCAGGCCATCACGCCGGCGTCCTCGCCGTGGTTCCGGCACCAGTTCCTGGACAGGGCCGACAGGGAAGTCACCGGCGGCAACGAATATGTGGACGTGGTGGATGCCCGCATCCGCGCCGTGCTGGCCGCGGGCGGCTTCTACAGTGCCATCCATGCCTTCAACCGCGAACTGCTGGGTTTTGGCTGCGCGCTGCTTTCCTGCGATGCCTCGGCCCGTACCGTGGCCCGTTTCGCCTGCCAGACCTGCGGCACCTATGCCGTGGCCCTGGACGAAGACCGTACGCTGTCCTGCGTGGTGCGACGCCTGCGCATGACGCCGGTGGAAATGTCCCGGCGCTTCGGCAGGGACAGGCTGTGCGAGGCCACGCGGCAAAAGCTGGAGAGCCAGCCCTATGCCCCCATCGAGGTGGTGCAGGTGGTGCGCAAGCGTGAGGAACGCGACCCGGAGCGCGGAGACAACCGCAATATGCCCTTTGCCTCCTTCTGGTACGAAGACCAGGGCGGCACGGAACTGCTGCGGGAAAGCGGTTTTCGCTCCATGCCGTTCTTTTTCTCCACCTGGGAGGATGCCCGCGGTATCTACGGCACCGGCCCTGGTGACGATGCGCTGGCCGACCAGAAGGGCATCGAGGCCTGGGAGAAGCGCAAGGCCGTGGGCATCGAGATGATGATCCAGCCGCCCCTGCTGGCTCCGGGCACGCTCAAGCGCCATGTGCGCGCCATGCCGGGCAGTGTCATCTCCGATACGGCCTACGGCCAGTCCAATGCCCTGCGCCCGCTCTATGAAGTGAATTTCGGCCCCGCCGTGGGGGCCGTGCAGCAGGAGATCGAGCAGATCTCCATGCGGCTCGAAGACGTGATGAAGGCCAATATCTTCGCCAACATGAGTCTTGAGACACGTCCGGCGGGCATGACCATGACCGAATACATGGACAGGCGCCGCCGTTCTGCCGAGCTCATGGGCCCGACAGTCTCCAGCTATGAGCCGCGTGTCCTGACGCTCTGCATCGAGCGCGTCTACCAGCTGCTGGACGAAGAGGGGCTGTTGCCCCCGCCCCCGCAGGGGCTCAGCCCGTGGGCCACGCTGAACGTCTCGTACCAGTCGCCCATGGCCCAGATGCTGGAACAGGCGGCCGCGGTCTCCATCGGCCAGTTCATGGACCAGGTGGGGCCGTGGGCCCAGAGCCAGCCCACCATCCTGGACAAGCTGGATCTCGACCAGATGGTGGACGAACTGGCCCAACGTCTGGGTGTACCTGCCAGCATCATACGTAGCGACGAACAGGTGGCCGCCATCCGCCAGCAGCGCGAGCAGGCAGCAGCCGCCCAGCAGCAGGCAGACATGGAAGCCCGGATGATGGAAAGCATGGCCAAGATGGGGAACGTCAAGACCGAGGGCACCGTGGCCGGCAAGGTCATGGGCAGCCCGCAGGAGGACAACGCTTGATGTCTCAGCTCATGACCCAAGAAGAGGAGCGGGCCGAACAGGCCCGGCTGGACGAAGCAGAGCGCCTGGACTGGTTCGAGATGATGCAGTCCCCGGCAGCGGAACGCATCTGGCTCCAGCTCTTGCAGGAGCTGGGCGCCGGGCGGCTGATGGTCACGGAAAACGACATGAGGATGAGGAACGTGAGCGATCAGATCCTCAACCGCATGGCACAGGCCGTGCCTGACATCTACATCCGCATCGTGTGCAAACTTCAAGGCATCCAATAGGAGGAATATTTCATGTCCAACGATATCGAGACCTCTACTGTCACCGACCCCGGTACCCCGCCTGCGGGCGACCCTGCGGAAACCACGCTCCAGGGTGGGACACCTCAAGGCGGTGAAGGGGCGCCGGCCGGTGACGGCACCACGCCTCCTGGCGACTGGCGTGCAGGTCTGCCCGAAGGCTGGGGCGAAAAACTCAAGGACGTGGGAAGCGCGGAAGAAGCCCTCAAGGCCCTGGAACGCGGCCTTGGCTACCGCCCGGCGGAAAAGGTCGAGGACATCGCCCTGAAATATCCCGACAGCTTCAAGGGGCAGATCGACCAGGGCGTGGAAAACGGTTTCCGCCAGTTCTGCGTGGACAACGGTATCACCAAGGACCAGGCACAAAAGCTGCTGGACTGGCAGCTGGGCGCCAACAAGGAGATCACGGACAAGATCATCGCTGACGGCGTGAAGGAACTGCGCAGCGAGTGGGGCAGCCGCTTTGAAGAGAACAAGGCGACGGCCCTGAAGGCGTTCACGGCCCTGGACAAACGCATGGGCGGCCGCCTGGCCACGTCCATCGAAGGTCGTGACATGGCCAATAACCCCGTGTTCGTGCGGGCCTTCCATGAGATCGGCAAGCTGCTGTCCGAAGATGTCCTGTCCGGCGGCAGTGGTACCGCTCCCTCCGATGCCCGGGAGAGTGCGGTCGATACCTACAAGGGCATGTTCAAGGAGTAGTGACACATGGCTGTTGCACAGACGCTCAAAGAGATCGCCCTTGAGAAGGCGAAGAAGCGCCCGGAGCTGGTGGACTATCTGACCGAGGAAGCCCCCATCCTGACCCTGCTGAAATGGATCCCGGCCACCCACGGCCTGTGGAACGTGGAAGAAGTGCTGGACAAGATCACCGGTGCCAGCTTTACCGACCTGGGCGCGCCGCTGCCCACCATGCAGGCCGAGACCCAGCTGCGCCAGACCTATGTCAGCCTGATGGGCGGCGAGATCGAGGTCAGCAAGGACAAGGCCGCGCAGTTCGGCGGTGCCAAGCAGTATTTTGCCCGCCGCGAGAATGCCTTCTACCGGCAGGCGGGCATGGACACCGAGCTGGCCATCTGGCGCGATTACTGGCGCAAGGCGGCCCTCAAGGACAGGCTGTTCACTTCCTGCGGGGGGACGGGCAGCACGCTTTCCTCCATCCTCGTGGTGCGTTTCGACCAGGAGATCAATGTGGGCATCTATGACCCCACGCAGTTCAACTCCGGCCGTCTGCTCGATCCCACGCCCATCAACGGCGGCAATCTGTACCACCTGCGCTCCCAGCCCGGTGTGACCGGCTACGGCGTGGAGTACCGCGGCCGCTTCGGCTGGCAGCTGCTCAAGCCGTCCAAGGCCGTCCATGCCCTGGTGAATATCGACATCAACGGCGAGACGCCCAAACTGCCCACGCTGGCCCAGATCGAGGACGCCATCGCCAAGATCCACGGCTCGGCCCAGAACACCATGATCTTCGGCCAGCACCGCGTGGTGCAGCGCGTGTTCGGCGCCATCAAGCAGGCCGACATCATGTACGTCAATGGCGACAAGGACCTCCAGACCATCGTGGGCGCCATCAACGGCGTCAAGGTCGTGGGCTCCTACAACCTGCCGGACAGCAACGAAACGGCCGTGGCCTAAGGAGGAGGGAACATGTCTTTTTCCTACGGTTCCGAGAATCGCTGGTACGACCAGTTCTTCGAGAAGGGCAAAGCCATCAATGCAGCCGAGTTCGTCTGCGCCAACGCCCTTGTCGTGGGCGAGCATCACGGCGCCCTTGCCGTCACCGTCATGGCGGCCGGTGCGGTGAAAGTGGCAGCGGACAAGACCTTCAAGCTGACCTTGCAAGGCAGTGATACGGAAGACGGGCCGTTTGCCGACATCCCCGGTGCGCCCGAAGTGACCATCACCGGCACTACCAGTACGGGCACGTCCTTTGCCGACGGGGACATCCTCTGCAAGCTCGTGCTGCCGGACACCAAGCGCTACGTCAAGGTCAAGGTCACGTCCGATACCACCAGCAGCGGCACGGTGGACGTCGTCCTTTCCTATCTGGCCCGCTAGCCAGGTCCCGTCGTGATGCGGTGGGGCCGTCCTGCCGCATCACGCCCTTTGTGGAGGCTCCATGATACCAGTCCAGAAAGTCCTTGTCCGCTACACCGTCACGACCGGTGTGCTGGAATACTCCGTGCCCTTTGCCCTGTACGGCACGGGAGACGTGAACGTCTCCTGGGCCGCTGCCGGGGATACGGAGACGCAGACCAGACTCGCGCCGGGCAGTGATTACAGCGTGACGGTCTTCCGGGACATGACGGGCGGCAAGGTGACGCTGGCAGATGGGAAAGTGCCTGCCGGTGCCACGCTGGCCATCGAGTCTGCCGTGCCCCTGACGCAGGAACTTGACCTTTCCAATACGGCCACTGTGGACACCGAAGCCACCGAAGGCCAGTTGGACCGCATGGTGCAGATGATCCAACAACTGGACGACGGCCTTTCGCGGGCGGTCAAGGTCAACGCCACGGACAGCGGCACACCGGAAGAGCTGCTGGGTTCGCTCTACAAGGCCCGTGACGCCGCCAAAGACGCCGCTACGGCCGCCGCTGCCAGCGAGCAGGCCGCGGAGGGGAGCGAGCAGGCAGCCGCCACCAGCGCTTCGCAGGCTGCTGCCAGCGCACAGGCCGTGGCTGCTTCGGCAGGGGGCGCCGATCAAAGCCGGGCGGAGGCAGCCGCCAGTGCCGCTGCCGCCTCCCAAAACGCCACGGCAGCCCGTCAGAGCGCGGAGGCCGCGGCAGAGAGCGAGGACAGGGCCGCCCAGAGCGCCGCGTCCATCCTAGAGCTACAGGTGGAGGTGGCCACGCTCGATCCCGGCTTGCCCGCCAGCGGCGATTATGACCCGGAGACCGGCATCCTGCATCTCGGCATCCCCAAGGGTGATTCTGGTGCGTCGGCCATCGCCACCCCTACCAGCTTGGGCAGCGTCATGCCCCAGACCGGCGACGAGGACGGCCTCACGCTGGAGAAGGACGGCAAATTGCGCGTCCGCAAGGCCACAGCCACACAGCGCGGCGGTGTGCTGGCCAGCACCACGGCGACAGCCAACGCCGTGCCCCAGGCCGGGGAAGATGGCACACTGGATGAAAGCTGGGTGCCCAGGCCCGACTATTGGGACATGTTCCCGCCCTTCGTCCCTGTCCCCATCTGGGGCGCGGGGCTGGGCGGCAGCGACGGACGCCGGGCCATCATGCCTGGAGAAGAGCAGGCACGCGAAGAATGGTTTCTTTGCGACGGCGGCAGCGACGGCAAGGACGGCACCGTGCCTGACCTGCAGGGCCGCTATGTCCGTGGTGCCAGCGAAGCCGAGCCCGAAGGCACGGAAGGCGGCAGCGAAGATGTCGCTGTGGATCTTTCCGGCAGTACCGGGGCCACGACGCTGAGTACAACGCAGATGCCCAGCCACACGCACCCGTTCTCTGCCGTCATATCGACTAAAGGACGGTATATGGAGAGCGGGAACCTATACGACAGCGGCAGTTCCAGTACTTCCGCAACGGGCGGCAACGGCTCCCACACGCATCCCCTGTCCGGCTCGGTATCCGGCACCCACACCGACCCGCATCTCGCCATGAACTACTTCATCAAGGTGGTCTAGCATGAAAACACACGTCACCGTCATCCCGTCCGACGGCATCATCTCTGTGGACGGGGAAGTGCTGTTCCTGGACGGCATCACGTCCGAGACCTTCCACGCCCTCCAGTGGCACGACGGCGCGGGCCATGTGGAGCCCGGCGACGGCCTGCCCAACGAAGCGCTTGCCGCCGACGATTATGCCGAGCGCGTGGCCCCCTTCGTGGCCCTGTGGGAAGAGGAGAAGGCTCGCCGGGAAGAAGAGGCCAATCGCCCGCCCACGGAAGAAGAGCTGGCCGCGCAGGCCGTGGCCGAAGCTCAGGCGCAGTCGCGAAGCATCCTCATGGCCCGGATGCAGGCGGACATGGTGCAGACAGGCGCCTTCGCCGCCGCCGAGTTCGCCACCTTCGCCAGGGCCGGGCTGTTCACGGAGTGGGCCGCCGGCCAGACTTACGCCAAGGGCTACCGCCTGGCCCACAAGGGCATCGTCTATGAGGTGATGCAGGAAGTGACTTCGCTGGAGAACCAGCCCCCGGATGCCACCGGGATGCTGGCCGTGTACCGTCCGCTGTCCGTGGACCCGGAGACTGGCGACGAGCCGGATGGCAGTAAGGAGCATCCCTATGCCTTCCTCTACGGCATGGATGTCACGAAGGACAGCTACTACAGCTATGACGGCAAGCTCTGGCTGGCCAAGGCCGACATGCCCGCCTGCGTCTGGGTGCCGGGCACGGAAGGCCTGTGGCAGTGGGAAGAGGCAGGAACGATCTGATCCTGCATGGATGCTGCCCGTCGCTCGCGTAAAAACTTAAAGTAAAACTTTATATTTTGCTGCCCGCAGGCAGGGCATCACCGGTCTCAGGGCCGGATGTCCTGTCGCGCACAAGGGAACATCGCCATGCAGAATAAAACGTCCGTCCTCAACACGGCCCTTGTCCGGGTGGGCGCCCGGATGGGCAATGCCGGCTTTCAGGATACGCCCGCCATGCAGGTGGCGGGGGCCGTCTATGACAAATGCCGTACCCTGTGCCTGTCGCTGTACCCGTGGTCGTTCGCCCTGCGTCGCCAGCGTCTTGCCCTGTCGGCAGAGGCCGCGCAGGGGCCGTGGCCGTTCGCCTTCGCCCTGCCGTCCGACAGTGTGCGCGTGGTGGGGGCGGCACGTCCTGACCCATTCACGGCACGACCGGGCCCTGATGTCTGTTTCGAGATCGTGGGGGACAGGCTGGAGACCGATGCGGACGGGGTGCTGCTGACCTATGTGAGCGGCCTCGTGACGACTTTCCCCGAGCTGTTCGCCGACATGCTGGCCTGGCGTGTGGCCTTCGAGATGGCACCCTACATCTCCCAGGGCGGCGCGCAGGCGGAAGGCTACCTGCAGATGTTCGAGCAGGCACTGGACAGGGCCAAGGTGGAGGACGACGCCCAGGCGGCCCCGCCCGCAGTACCGTGGCCGTCCTTGTTCCTTGGGGAACGGAGGGTGGGCTGATGCCGGTCTTCCATACCCAGAACGTCCTCAACGGCGGCGAGATCTCGCCCCTGCTGCGCGGACGCGTGGACCAGCCCCGCTACAGCACCGGAGCGCGGGAGATGAGCAATTTCGTACCCATGCCGCAGGGGGGTGTCACACGCAGGCCCGGCACGCGCTATCTGGGCACGGCCCTGGGCGACGACGGCAGGCTGGTGCCCTTCGTCTTCAGCGCCACGCAGGGCCGCATGCTGGAGTTCGGCGACAGGACCATGCGGGTCTGGCTGCCGGACGGGCGCGTGGTGGCGGACGAGGAGGGCTCCCCCAAGATCTTCGAGTCCCCCTTCGCCGCCGCCGACCTGCGGGCGGTGCGTTATGCCCAGTCGGCAGACGTCATCTATTTCGCGCATCCTGGTTATGCGCCGCGCAAGCTCGCGCGCCATGCCGACGACGACTGGCGCTGGTCCGAGCTGACCTTCATGCCCGCCATCGCCACGCCCAAGAAGCCCACGCTCTCCACGGTGGGCACCCCGGAAGGGGACAAGAAGACGGACTACACCTATTGCGTCACGGCCATCGACGACAAGGGGCAGGAATCCTCGCCCTCCGAACCGGCCAGCATCTCGGCCCAGGCCCTCAACAGCGTGGATTTCCACATCCGCATCAGCTGGGAGGCCGTGGAGGGCGCCACGGGCTACCGGGTGTACAAGAAAAAGATGGGGGTCTTCGGCTACATCGGCAAGGGCGACGCGGACGAGACCCACATCGACGACAAGAACATCGGCGCGGACACCGAAGACACGCCCCCGGAGTACGAGGACCCCTTCGAGGGCGAGGACAACTATCCCTCGCAGGTCTTCTTCCACCAGCAGCGCCTGGGCTTTGCCGCCAGCAACAGCCGCCCCATCACCATCTGGCTCTCTCGTTCCGGCGAGTTCGAGAGCATGGCCAAGTCCACGCCGCCCAAGGACGACGACGCCATCGAAGTCACGCTGGCCGCCACTCAGGCCAGCCGCATCGTCTGGCTGCAGCCTGACCGCAGCGCCCTGGCCTTTGGCACGGAAGGCAGCGAATGGACGCTGGAGCCTTCCGAGGGCGTGGCCCTGACCCCGGCCACGGCGTCCTTCCAGCTCCAGACCACCAACGGCGGCAGCGATGCCGTGGCGGCCCTCTCCGTGGGAGGGAGCGTGCTCTATGTGCAGCGCGGCGCCGGGGCCATACGGGAGTTCGCCTACAACTACAGCGCCGACAAATACCTGGGGCAGGATCTGAACATCCTGGCCCGGCACATGCTCAGGGACGTGGACGTGGTGGCCTGGAGCTGGCAGCAGGAGCCCTATGCCGTGCTCTGGAGCGTCCTTTCCGACGGCACGCTGGCCGGGCTCACCTACATGAAGGAACAGGAGATCGTGGGCTGGCACCGCCATACCACGGCGGGGAGCTTTGTGGACGTGGCCGGCATCCCCGGCACGCCCGACGACCAGGTGTGGTTCCTTGTGCGGCGGGGCGGGCAGGTCTTCGTGGAGCGGCTGGAGCCCTTTTTCGACAGCGACGATCTGGCCGAGGCCTACTATCTGGACAGCGCCCTGGACTATCAGGGCGAGGCGGCCGCACGCTTTGACGGTCTTGCCCATCTGGCCGGACAGGCCGTGCAGGTCTTTGCCGACGGCGGCACCATCGACGGGCTGGAGGTCTCGGCCGGCGGCAGCCTGACGCTGGGGCAGGCCGCCACGTCCGTCCATGTGGGGCTGCCGTACGTCTCGCGCGTGGTGCCCAACCTGCCCGAGATCCAGACGCAGCAGGGATGGAGCCTGATGCATGACCGCAAGATCCTTGCCGTGCGGGCGCGGGTCTACCGCAGCATGTCCTTCCTCGCCGGGGTGGGCGACAGCCTGGCCCCCATCATCGACCGCGACATCACCGGCGGCCTGTTCGCCACCACACCGTTCTTCAGCGAAGGAACCGATCTTGACCTCGATACCTGCGCCGGCTGGTCGGCGGCCTCTCCCCTGGTGTTCCAGGTGCAGAGCGCCACGCCCCTGACCATCCTGGCGCTGGTCACCACACTGGAGATTTCTCCCTATACCGGAGGAGGGACGTTCTGATGGGAGCCATGACCCTGGCCCTGACCATGGGCGGCCTGTCGGCGCTGAGCAGCATCGCCAGTACCAGCCAGCAGAACCGGCAGGCCCAGTACAACAAGAAGATGGCCGAGGCCCAGGCCCAGGCCGCACGCAACCAGGCCAAGGTCACGGCGGAGAAAGGCCGTATCGAGGCCGAGAACCTTGACCGCGAGCGTAACGCCCTGACACGGCAATATGCCGACCTGCAGGCCGGGAACGTGGCCAGTTTTGGTGCCCTGGGCGTGGACATGAGCAGCGGCAGCGCCATGGACGTGCTTTCCGGCAATGCGTCCCGCTATGCCGGGGACGTGGGCCTGAACCGCTACCAGAAGGCCGTCAACCAGTGGGAGACGGACGAGAACGTCAAAGCCAGCCTGACCAACGCCGCCAACTACGACGCGGCCGCCAGCTGGTACGGCAATTCGGTGAAGGGGCTGGGCAGCACCCTGCTGACGGCCGGTCTTTCCGGCCTGACCAGCGGCATCGGCGCCTACGCCACGGCGGGGGGCTTTGGGGGCGAAAATGGTTTCTTTGGTGACCTGTTCAATGATCCGGTCAAGGACGCGCTGGAGTTTTCGAAGAAGGCTCGCGGCACGGTGTGGAAATAGGGGGAGACATGGCCATCAGGGTACAGGCCTACGACTCCGGCCCCCGGCGCATCCAGGCGGGGCCCATAGACCCCGGCGCGCCGCGCGGTGTCATCCGGGACGTGCGCGGCACGGCGCAGGACAGCCTTTGGGCGGACGTGCTGGCGGCGGGGAAGCAGCTCACCGGTATCGCCATCCAGGAATACGTCAAGGACGAGACCACGCGCGTCAGTCAGTCCTTGCTGGGGATGCAGCAGGAGCTCAATGCGGAGCGCGACCGTTACATGGCCGAAAACAAGGGGCAGGATGCTCTGGGCGCCGGTCAACACTTTGCTGATTTCGCTCGGAAGACGGCGCAAAAATACCTGCAGGAGGGCGGCTTTTCCGGGCGGTTCGCGGATACCTTCAAAGAGCGGGCCGCCGGAGCGATGCTGCATTTCAGTGAGCAGGGTGTGGCTTACGCCCGGCAGGAGAGGGCAACGTGGGACAAATCCGTCTTCGACTCCTCTGTGGTCACAGCAGAGCAGGCCGTAGCCTCTAACTGGTCCAACACAGACTATGCCGAGTTCCAGCGACAGGGCCTGCACGATCAGATCGACGCCATGTTCCCTGGGAAAGACAACCGTGTCCGCAAGATAGCGGTCGACCGTAAATTGGCACAGGCCCGCATGGATGGAGCCATCTCTTCCGGCAACTGGGATGCGGCGGAATCCATGCTCGGTATGGGCTCTGGGGGAGCGGCTTCCAGTGGCAAAGTCGCCTTGTCCGCAGACGTGGATGCCATAGTGGAGAAGGTTGCCCGGGAAGAAGGGGTCGCCCCTGATCTCATCGCGGCCGTCATCATGCAGGAGAGCGGTGGCAGGCAGGATGTGGTATCCAGGGCCGGTGCCACAGGGCTCATGCAGCTTATGCCGGGAACGGCAAAGGAACTGGGGGTCGACCCGAATGACCCGGAAGCCAACGTGCGTGGAGGTACGCGCTACCTGAAGCAAATGCTGCAACGTTACGGCGGGAACGTGGAACGCGCTCTTATGGCGTATAATTGGGGCCCGGCCAACGTAGACGAATACTTTAAGACTGGAAAAGGCCTTGGAGGCCAAGCAAGGCCCAAAGAGAGCCTGGACTATGTCCCGTCCGTCATGGGCAGGCTGCAGGGCAGGGGGGCCGGCTCTGGTGGCACCGGTAGCGGCATCCAAGGGCTCGACCCTGCTGATCGCCTGGCCTACATGCGCATGATCACAGCAGAACGCAATCGGCAGGAAGCCAACGTCAACAAGCAAGCCCGTGAGATACTGGATAAGCAGAAAGATGCTGTCTATGCGGCGCAGTTTATGGGGGATGTGAAGCCCTTGATCCGCATGGCAAGCCAGCTCCGTGCCCTCGGTAAGGGGACTGAAGCCGCAGAACTGGAGACGGCAGCGGACTTCTGGCAGCGCAACCAAGCTGCTGCGGATTTTGCCAGTAACGCTTCGTTCCCGGATGTGGCGGCTCGTATCGGTCAGTTGCAGAGGGAGCTGACCCCCAAAGACGGCAAGGCTCCATCTCTGTCCATCAAGGAACACAAAGCCAAAGCTGGCGAGCTGGAAGCCATGACCAGAGTCTACAGCGCCCGTCTTTCAGGCCTGAAAAAAGATCCGGCGCAGGCAGCGCAGGAGAATCTTGACAGGCAAGGTCTGCTGCCCAGTGAGTCGACGCCGGGAGATAGGGCCCAGGCCCGTATCGCCTACCAGCAGCGTAACGGTATCCCGGTAGTTGCTCAGCGCGTCCTGACCAAGGTGGAGGCAGCGGATATGGCCCAGAAGTGGCAGTCTGCTCCGGCAGAGGCCCGCTTCAGCATGGTCACGGAGATCAGTAGGGCATACGGCGACCTGTCGCCCCATGTGTTGTCCGAGATGGGCCTGTCCACGCCGGAGATCGACGCGGCCCTGTCCATAGGCGACGATCCCCGCAATGCCCTCAACGCGCGGGAGGTCTTCGCCGTCTCGGCCATGGACGCCAAGGAGCTACCCAAACTGGAGGACAAAAGCGCCCTCCAGGCTGTCCTTGACGGCAGCGAAATGTATCGGGCCATGCTACGCCGGGCGAGCATGCTGCAAAGCCCCGAAGCGTGGAAGACCGCGACGCAGTACCGCGAGACAGCGGAAAAACTGCTGCGGGCCGGGCGTGACCCGGACAAGGTGACAGCGATTCTGTCTTCCGGTCGTAGCGTCCTTGATGATGACAATGTCTCCGTCATCTTGCCCGCTTCCTACGGCTTGGGCATCACCAGTGAGGATGTGCAGATGGCATTCCTTGAGCGTCTGCCGGAGGTCGTCGGCGCCAATATAATGTCCACCGGTAATGCCGGGACAGACAAGATCCTACGCGACCGCGAAGTGGCCCGTCTGCGGCAAGTGGGCATGGTGGTCAATTCCCCAGACGGTAAGGGCTTCGTTGTGCTGGATGGTACCACAGGCTCGATTTACAGGGGCGTGGGCGGCAAGGACTTTACCTTCACCCTTGAGGACGTGAAGCAGACTCGCGCCCGTCTGGAACAAGCCGACAACTACATCCCGTAGGAGATGAGGACATGAGCGATCCAGCCATCCTTTCCGCTCCGTGGACGCCTGACCGCACCAACGACACGGACTTCATGCGCGGCGTGGCCCAGATGGGGTTCCAGGCCGACATGGGCGACTTTGCCGGCATGGCCATGCGTCACGCCTTCGAGCGCACCACTGCGGGCATCATCGCCGAGGATACACGCATCCGTGAAGCTGAAGAGGCCGCCGGGACTGCCAATGAAGACTGGTGGGTGGGCGGCCTGGTGGGTATGCCCAGCGTTAATCCCAAAGCCATGACACCGGAGGAGTTCAAGGCCCAGGGCTTTGACCGCAAGGGCAAGATTCAGTGGACGTCGGATATGACGCTCCAGCGGGCGCAGATACTGGCCGAGACCTACGACAGGCGACAGATTGAGGCTGAACTGCTGCAGCGTGACGGGCAGGGTGCTTTTCGCACGGCCGTGGGCTTTGGCGCGGCCCTGCTGGCAAACATGCCTGATCCGGTGAACCTCATCCCTTTTGGCGGGGCTGCGGCCCGTGGCGCCAGCCTTGGCCGACGGGCCTTCCTCGCAGCCCGGGAAGGAGCTGTCTCCACGCTGGCGGCCGACGCTATCCTCATGCCCGAGGCGGTCCGCCGTGGCGATGATGTAGACTTCGGCGACCTCGCCCTGGATGTGACCTTCGGTGCCTTGCTGGGTGGTGGACTTGGCGCGGCAGGCGGCCTGCTGCACAACCGGCGTGTGGCGGCGCTGGAAGGGGAGCGAGCGGCACTGCAAAGCGTTCTGACCGATGCGGGCATGGACAGTTACGCCGCAGGCAGGAGCGCGGAACAGGCTATCTCCGTCATGGCTGACATGCCCCACAGTCGGGAGGCCTCCCGACTGGTTCGCGGTTCTTTGGCCGGTCTTGACCGCATGAGTGCCGGCCGTTTGCTCGACCGCACCATGATCGCCATGCGAGACGGCGAGGATCTGGATGTAGGCCGCTGGGTGGAGGAACTGCAGTTGGGCCCGGCCATGCAGCGAGCACGGAACAACCAGATTCGGGCACTGCTCGACAGCGGCAACTACAGCTCCGTCACCTTCGGTACCATGTCCCCGGAACGGACAACGGAACTCAATGCCCTGCTGACCGAACGGGGAGCACCACTGGATGGCGATGAACTGGTGGTGTCTGCCGACGTGGGCCGGGCGCTGTTCGATTCCGGCCTGCTCCGTGCCGATGCCGACGCTGATGATGTGGCCCGTCTGCTTTCCGAGGCCCTGACCATTGACCGGGCAAGGGCAATGGACATCCCGAAGGACAGGCGGACACTCAGCCTCTTTGAGCTGCGGCAGACGCTGGAAGACACTGGCCTGGGCGACGGAAAACCCTTTGACCTTTCCGACATGGAGATCGTTGAGGAGCGCAGCCGCCATGAAAAGGCGGCCTACCGGCGCGTGCAGACCATGCTCAACCGTCGTGCCCGCCGTGCCACCAGACGTGCGCGGGAAGCCGGAGACGCTGCCGCCCCTATGCCGACGCCCCGGGCCACGCCCGCAGGCATGAGGCTAAACGCCACGATTCGGCGCGTGGACTTCACACGGCCCCGACCGGAGCCTGTCATCACGCCGCCATCGCTGGAAGAGGCCCGGCGTCGTGTGGCGCTGGAAGAAAAGAAGCTGGCTACGGCCTATGATTCCGTGCTGACGTCCCCTCTGGGTGGCCCGCCGGATGAGGTGCTGGCCACGCTCCGCCCGGAAGACATCGAGGCCGTCCTGGTCCATCGCGGCCCGGCGCTGGAGCGTGACGGGCAGATCGTGGTGCAGGGCAGGGCCTTGCAGCGGGCGACAGTTTACGGCAAGGGCGGTTTTGGTTTAGTGAAGATCGTTTTTGCCCACGGGGAAGGCGGGAACAAAACACCGGACATGCCGCCGGTCATGCGAGAAGATATACTCGCCTTGCCGCGGATGATCCGGGATTTTGAACCTGTTGCCCGGGAATATGGTGAAAACGGCTTCGGCACGACACGCTGGAACATCCCACGGACGGACGGGAAGCATCTGGTGATCGTTGCCGGCAGGGGCGCTGATGGTGCTGATTCCCGCCTTGTGACCATGTTCGTCGACGGGGGCGACATCATGTCGTCAAAAAGAAAATCCGCTTCGGTTCTCTCCCCCCACCGGAAGGGCGTAGGGAAGGATACTAGTCAGGGGATTTCGGTTTTCACACCTGACAGCCGAAGCGGATCACGTCATATGACAAAATCCAGTATGCCTGCTGGCCTGCCGGACGTCAATGCAGGCATGAAGGCCTTGGCCCCCGAGGAGGTCGAAGCCCTGCGTCTGAAAGAGGAGGGACGGGCAAAGCCGGAAGACATCGAGGTGGCACGGCTGGCGGAAGAGGATGCGGCCCGCATCGATACCAACGAGAACGCGGCCCTGGCCGTTACGGAATGTATCATAGGGAGTGCTGACTGATGAGCAGACAGGACTGTATCAATGCGGCCATCAGGGCAGGTGCTTCAGAGGAAGATGCCCCCGCCCTCGTGGATGAGCTTCTGGCGGAGAAGAAGCGTCTGCAAGCCGAAGGAAAGGCCATGAATATGACGCAGGAACTAGCGTCCAGCATCATGCGCAAGGCAGAGGATTCCCGCCGTGCCGCCAGGGTGGCACGCAGGCAGGCGGCCATCGCCATCGTAAAACGGGCGCAGGTGGAGCAATTTATCACGGACGTGCAGGCCCAGGGCTATAGCTTCACCGATGCATTGGAAGCCTTGCTGGTGGGCAGCAATGAGCGGTTCTCAGGCAGCCGCGAGAGCGTCAGTCGCAAACGTGGAGCCATCAAGGCCCTGTGGAGCGGAAGCCTTGCAAAAGAACTGGACGCTACCGGCATGGTGCCCCTGCTCAACAAGGATCGGACCTTCGGCGAAGGCGTGATGCGGGAGATGATCGAGCCAGGCAGCACCGGCAACAAGGACATGCGCACCTGCGCCGACATCTTCTCGCGCTACCTTGAGGAGTTCAGACAACGCCTCAACGAGGCCGGGGCGGACATCGGCAAGCTGGATAACTATGCCCCCCAGTCCCACGACGAGGCAAAGATTCTGAAAGCAGGGCTGCAACAATGGCACGATGCCATCATCGGCAAGATCGACTGGGAGCGCACCCTGCCGGATTCCACGCCGGAGCAGCGTTCCGCGTTCCTGTCCCACGTCTACATGGATATCACCACCGGCATCCCGTCCCGATCGGCAGAGAGGCCTTCCGGCCCGCTGCGCCCGCGCAATATCGCCAGCAGTCTTGCCAAGGAGCGTGTCCTGCATTTCAGGGACGCGGAAAGCGCCGTGGCCTACCACAAGGAGTTTGGGCAGGGCACCATCGTGACCGCTGTTTTGAATAGACTGCAGGGCAGTGCCAACAAACTGGCCCTGATGCAGACCTTTGGCCCCAACCCAGAAGCCATGCTGACCAGTCTTATCGACGGCGAGGCCCAGCGTCTCAAGCATGCTCTGACCGACAAGGACGCAAAAAAAGTGGCCGACCTCTGGACGATGCGAGGTGACGGCAAAGTCGCCAACTGGTACAAGGCCCTGTCCGGCGAAATGGGCACGCCCGGCAACCTGACGGCGGCCCGGATCTTCGCCTGCGCCCGCGACATCATCAGTATGGCCAAGCTGGGCGGAGCCGTACTGTCTTCCTTCGCGGACATCCCCGTGAAAGCCATGGCCCTGCGGCACAACGGCCAAAACTTCCTTGAGCGTTGGCGAGGCGCTTTTCGCTTCGATCTGGAGAGATTCTCCAGCGCCGATCGTATCGAGTATGGCCGGGGCATCGGCCTATATACGCAGGGGATGCTGGGCTCCATCTATAACCGCTTCGATATCCAGGACGGCCTGCCCGGCAAGATGAGCCGCTGGATGGATACTTTCTTCCGCCTCTCCGGTCTGGAGGCTTGGACGGAAGGACACCGTAGCGGTTACGCCTTCACGCTCTCCGGCATGCTGGCCGACGCTGCGAAAAAAAACTTCGCTGACGTAAATCCTGACTTTGCCGTCACCCTGCGGCGCAACGGACTGGAATCGCGCTGGCCTCTGCTGCGGGAAATGCTGACCACTGTGGAAGGCACGGACTACATACTGCCCGAAAAAGCCTTGAATCTGTCCGACGCCCAGCTGGAGCCCTTCCTGCCTGAGCATCTGCGGGACAAAAGCGTCTATGACCGGAATGGGCAGAAAGCCCCTGACGACGCTACATGGCAGGCCATGCGTCAGAAAGCCCTCGACCGACAGCGGCAGCAGCTCATGGAAGACGTGATGGGCTTCCTCAGTGATGAGACCGGATACGCCATCCTGGAGCCCGACGCCAAGACCCGTGCCCTTATGTACCGCGGCACGCGTCCCGGTACCGTGACGGGAGAGTTGTTGCGCACTATCCTGCAGTTCAAGGCTTTCCCATTCACCTATGGCCAGCGTATCCTCATGGAATCCCGCTGGCAGCGGGCCTCCGCCGACATGACTCGCCCCGTCACCGGTGATCCGTGGGGCCTCATGCAGTTCGCCGTGGCTTCGGTGCTGTTTGGCTACCTGTCTGGAGCGGCCAAAGATATCACCAAGGGGCGCGAACCGCGCAGCCTGGACAGGAAGGAAACATGGATCGCGGCGCTCCTGCAGGGCGGAGGGCTGGGCATCATGGGAGATTTCATGTTTGGGCAGGCTGACCGCTTTGGCGGGCAGGCCATCGCATCCCTTGCTGGCCCAGGTCTCACGGAACTGTCCAAGATTATGCCCATCTCTGGCCAGCTCGTGCGCGGCGAGTTCGGTAACGCCGGGGAAGACGCCCTACGCCTCGTGACCGGCAATTTACCGTTCGCCAACCTCTGGTATACGCGTTCGGCCCTGGACTACATGTTCTTCTACCACATGAGGGAGTGGATGAGTCCCGGCGCTCTGCGGCGTACGGAGCGCAAGATGAAGGAAGATTTCAACCAGACCTATGTCCGCTTGGGCGGCCTTGATCTGACGCCCAGCCATATCATCCGCGAGGGCGGTGGCTTCATGTAGGCCAAAGCCCGCAGCACGCAAAAACAGCCCCCGTTCCGTGATGGAGCGGGGGCTGTTTTTGCGTGCTAAGTTAGCATGTTATGACGATAAAAGATATCTATGATATCTTGACATATCTTTAATATTTTAGTATTTCTTCTCAGAAGCAAGGAGGTAGGGAATGCAGACAATCACTCTATCCCTTTGGGGAAAAAGTCTTGCGTTGAGAATCCCTAAAAAGGTAGTAGATAAGTATGGAATGCAAGCAGGCGATAAGATTA